CCCCCTTATGCGCTGGCCTCCGAACGTGGTAAGAAAAGAATGATCGTTTGACTTGTCTTTCTAACTTGATACCGTGCCGGTACAATTGAAACGGTAATGCCAACATATCCCTATTAGTCCATTTCTGGCAATTATCCCAAATATCCTCGCATAGCCTATTCATTTTCTGATCCCTATTTGAACGGCCAAAGAAGCCATTCAAAAATAACCCTTGATCGTCTTTGAACCCCATATCAATCATCCATTTCCATTGCTTTTCCAAGCTCTCTTTGTCCCATCTGTGATTCAACTTAATCAAAGCGTCTATCTCTTCTCTGACTGACTTTCTGACCTCGTGGACAATATGAAAATGATCCTGTTCAGGCTTTCTAATCAGTTGCAAATTAGCATCGTAATAGATCACCGTATCGTATTCTGGCAATGTAATGTGACTGCACCATTTGCAGTATCTTGAGTCTAGTTCCGGTTGGTTAGTTTCCCGATACAGAACTTTTGTAAACCGAGGATCTTCAATCGGTAAGTCAGTAACCAATATACTATCCCATCCATCCCATTTAGGAACTACTTTGATCGTATCATAATTCCCAAAGTTGACTGTGAAAACGGCTTTTTTCATTTGGTTATTAACTCAATGATAGCCTTTACGTGCTCATCAGTTGTACCCTTCGGAACCTCGATTGTGAACTTACAGGACTTGCACTTGCAAGTATGTCCTTTAGGGATATAACTTCCCTGAATGATCCGTTTATCTCCTAATATTTTTGCGGTGTACATCAGTCCTTCTTTTTAAGTTCTTCTTGCAAGTCCTTACAAGCGTCAATAACTACCTGCAATCCAGTATTCAAAGTCTCAACTTCTTTATCGTTAAATGGCTGGTTATACTTCCCATTTGATAATTGCTGCATTATTTTTTGATAAGTCTGGTTCTTCAACCCTAACCTAGTCATAATCAAATGATGTCTGACTTTATCCCGCTTTTTTAGGAATTCACCTTCTTGTTTTTTCATAAATTATAGTTTTTACCGTTTCTTCCCCGTTATAACCCAATAGCTTACCATCCTTAACCAACTCAATCTCAACCCTTCTACTGCATTGACAAAGCATTCTGATTTGCTTTTGAACCGTTGCCAAATCAAATACGCCTTGGCCTGAATCTTGCCACTCCAAAGGTTCTCCTATTTCATTAAAGAACCTCCTTCGGATTGAATAGTCAGGTGTATCTGAGTTCCTGTTTTTTGGCATCAGAACGGAAGCTCATCTGATTCTTGTTCCTCAATATGGCTCTTAACTGCCTCATACTCCTTCTTAGCCGTATGCGATTGTTCTTGCTTTGGAGTAGATGCTTTTTCAGGCTTAAAGGTGTCCACTGTCACGCTTAAATCCTTGCCGTATTGGTCAGGTTCTTTTTTCTTATTCACAGTCAAATTGATGTACTTTTTGCCGTTCTTAGCCGTGGTAATATGTTCGGCTGGCAAATCGCTCAAACAGATTGATATTCCGTAAAATTCTCCGTACTGGCCTGACCTAGTTTTGCCACTGCCACAATAAATTTTTTCCATATCGCTAATATATTTGTTTAGGGTTTAAGATCAAAGGAAATGGTTAAATTATTTATTATTCATTTTATAGTCACTAAGCATTCCAGACTTCCAGTCATTAAAATTTAAATCATTACAGACGATAATTGTCAAAAATGAATCAGGAATGTTAGTAACCTTTCCAAACTTATTAATAAGATCCTCCACTGCTTTTCTATATTGCTGAAACCCATAGGCTTCAATGAGAGTTTTTGTTGCCTCTGGAAACTTTGAATGCCTTTCTATTATTTGTTCCGGTGTCATTTTCTTATCTGTTTGTTTGTTCAAATATAAACCTAATTAATTACTTTCCAAATATTCTTGATACAATTCATAAAACTGATCGAAACTTTTTGCAATCCAGTATATGCCTCCACTTGATTCAATGGATTCTTGGTATCTTTTCTGATCTTGGCTTTGCATATCGTAACCTATTTTAATCTCAATCTTAACTGATCTTCCCTTTATAGTTGCTGAAATATCAGCACTTCCTTTGGTTCCGGTTGTAGGGATGTATTTTGTCGATCCTATTATCTTTGTCCTTCCGATTACGTCGGTTACTTGCTTCCGATTGTCAATCATACGGCCCATCGTATTTATCCTTTCGGCCTGCCATCCTTCCAATGTAAGGTAGTCGATTATGCACTTGGTCAATCCATTAGCAGTCTTATCAGTGTATTTCGGAGTTTTTAATGCATACTCTGGCACGTTTGGGTATCTTTGCCTTTGCTCTTTAGACTTTCGCTCTCTTAAGTGGTCAAGTGGTTTCATATCAAAATGGCATTTGGAAGTGAATCAAAAACTCATAAGGCTCTCTTACAACCTGAAGCATAGGATGAACCTTAGCCAATGCACTGAAAGCATTTACTCGGTCGTTTTCGTGCATATAAAACCATTCTTTCTCAGCTTTATTCCAGTTATAAATACCTGGATTTACTTCATTCCATTTTTCCTTAAATACTTGGAATGGGATTTCGGTTATTTCATCTAGTAGTTCGGTCATTTTTTATTCCTTAAGCTATTTAATTCTTGAGCTATAAAATCTAAATTCTCCGCTATTTCTGCCAGTAATAGAAGAAGTTTTTTTTCAAATTCAGTCATATTATTTAAAATTTAGGTTCTGTGTCGTTCCAATCAATACTATCTTTTTCTTTTTCTCCAATCATGAAATATCTAATACTTCCCGAGTGCGTTTCGTGGAATTTCATACCCATGTAGCTTGCATATTTGCTTACCCATATTGAAAACTTATTCCTACTTAACCACTTTTTATAATCAACATAGTCATTTACAAAAGCCTCAAAAATTGCAGACTTATCCAAATATTGGTTCAGGGAAAAATTAGATTGATCTGAAATCCAGTAATAGAAATCTTGTGATGTTTCCATAATGAATTTTCTCAATCTGATATTCTTTGCTTCTTGCTGAATTAGTCCTTTTTGTAAATAAAGCTGAACACAATAGACCACGTAATTATCAAACCTTTGAAACTCAGTTAATGACCAATCTGAAAATAATTCTCTACCAAATTCATCGTATGGAGTTTTATCTTTTCCGTAATACTGAGCTATTTCTAATTCATGCCTTCTTCTATCGTGGCTATTACCCTCTCCCTTTATCGCATAATTGGTGCTCAAAAGCATCTTAGGGCTATCCTCAACACTCAATTTAATAGCATCCTTATTCTTTCTTTCCAAAGTCATTCCTTCGGTAACTAAGCTGAATTTGGATTCAAAATCAAAATTTTTCTTTACGTCATCAAATACCAACACTTGAGTTTCTGGGCTTACCGTTTGATATGGAAATGATTTTTTGTCATCAAATGTCTTTCCGTCTAATATTGAAACCCTCCTAACCTGCTTAATTCCTTGAACAAATAATCCCTTTCCTGTACCTCCTTCCGGGTTATCGCTTATTACCTCATCATTTAAGATTACAGCCTTATTGTTCATCTTGTTTTTGTAGGTATTTATCAAATACCCAAAAGTACATTCCAAAGGCTCTGGTTTACGGTTTGATACGTTTTTAATAAATGTTTTATAATCGTTTTCAACTGATTCCGTTTTTACAAAATCTCTTGGTATTATGTGGCTTTTCCAGATATAACCTTCTACATCTACATATTCAACCAATTCAGCTTTATCCTTTGTAATCTCTAAAATCCCGTTTGCGTAAGCTATGTAGGTCTTTTCTTTAGTGTCCCTTAAAAGCATTAATTCAACTGTATCTAGCATCAAAAGGAAAGATTCTGAAAATAGGTTTTGGAAGCTGGCAAAGTATGCCCAAACAGTAGTTTCCCCTCGACCCAAAAGATAATTCAAAACAAAGTCCTTTATTTTTTCAATGCTTGTTTCCTCTACTTGATTAGAAACTATTTTTACCCATGTTGGCTTTTGAGTGTCGTATGGGAAATACTTTTTAAATCCTGAACCCTCCAAAAACCGCTTATATTTCAAAGTATCAATTTTACATTTTTCTCCCTGCTTAGTTTGCTCAAAATACCAAAAGTCCTCATGTTCTACCTCTACTTTTATTTCATCAAAAACATCATCTGAAATCTTGTGCTTTTTAATGACTAAATCTTTGCCCTTGTGCAGGTCTTTTTTAACCTGCTTAATCTTTTTATAGTCCTCAAAGTATTTTATCCCTTTTTGTCTTTTCCTATATGCGCTTTTGATTGTTGTTTTTGCCTCAGATTCACTAAAATCTCCGATTACTACATTGTTTAAAATGTATCCTTCAGCATATTCTTTGCTTACCCCATACTCACAAAACGCACCAGCCAAATCAAAAATATAGTTATTCCTTTGACCTGAAACAAAGTCTTTCCCCCAATTCCAAGCCATAATCATTTCAACTATTTCAGCATCAGATTCAATTGGAATTACCGGAGGCTTATCCTTGTATTCGTATCCTTCTTCTTTTAATTCTGGATTAAACTCTATTGCGTCCCAATTAATGTAAATATTAGGATCGTAGCTTTCAAAACATACCCTGTCAATATTAGATTGTGAAGTTCCGAAATAGTCAAACCTGAATTGGTTATAAAAAGCTTTAAAATATTTAGGATGAAGATTTTTGTCGCACTTAGGAATTCTTACCAATGCCTTTAATCCTTTATCGCCTGAGGGGCTTACAAAAACCGATAGTACGTGTGGATTTGATTTTAACTCTTCTCTTAGCCTCTTTTGCTCTGCTTGATTTGGAAAGTCGTCTACATCACAAACAAATAATCCTGAATGCTGAATCAATCCGTTTGAGTTTCTCTCTTTAAAAGTTCCTGAAAAGAGATAGCATGGCAAATTACGTTTAAGATCATTCCTTTTGTCCTGATCTTTTTCAGCCCTAATGTTTTCAATCAAATTTTTGCTTTTAGCTCCATTTTTTATACGATCTAAAGCCTTTTCAAGCGTACACTCATAAGGAACGTCCTTAGTTTCGTATAAATGCCTGAAAATTGAAATTTTAACGTCCTTCATGATTAATTTTTTACAGGTTAAGAGAAAAAAAATTAAGCTACCAAAATTTGCTTATCCAGTTGAAGCAATAAAGCCTTTTCGCTTTTCTTCCAATTATCCTTTTCAAGCCGTGTGTCAAGTGTGACTCTTGAAATACCTAACCTTTCGGCAAGCCAAATTTTTGAATTAATCTGAATGAGTTTCTCAGCTATCTTTTTCATAATGCTAATTTACTAATATTTTTTATTTGTCCAAATTTAAACACTTTGGGTTTTTGGGCAAACTTAACCCTTTCCTATACCCCCCTTTGACAATGAATTTAAAAATCTTGGGGGGGTCCCCTTTTTACCTTTTAACTTCGCCCTTTTGCCCAAATAGGTATAAAAAAGGCTTTAATTAACATTAAAGCCACTTTTTTATTGGTCAAAGTTTGGGCGATGTTGGGCAAAGTTTAATATTAATATCAAAACTTTGCCCTAAATCTGATTTTACCCCCTATCCCATCCAAACATAGGCGAATAAAGCCATCGGAATATTTCTTCGGCTTTTCGTGGCCCATTCAATTTGCTTTGGTAAATCACCACCTTTTCAGCGGTAACTCGGGGCTTTTCTTTTGACATCGCTATTTCTGATTAGTTTCTGAATCAAATCAATTGGCACGTTTACATCCTCTTTGATCTCACATGGAGTATATCCCCACTTGTACAAATGAAGAACCCTATCCAATTTATCACCAATATGTTCTTTGACCTGTTCGAACTGGATCTCTTTACGTCTTAGACCCGCCTTCACATAGACCAGGTATTTTACCCTTTCCATATCCATCTCGGTTGCTTGAGCTATTTCTCTGACCGTCTTTCCAGAATTGAACATTGCTAGAATAGTCTTTTCCATACCGGTAGTTTTTTCCGTTCCTTTTCCTCGATTTCAGCTATACAGGTATTCAACCATCTTTGAAGCTTATAAGCCTCTGGTAGGCTTAATTCCGTGTCTATGGCTTCGGATTCATATTCACTCACAAAAACAATCCTTTCACCTTCCACTCCAATAGTTAGGATGGTCGCCTCATCCTCAAATATTGCTTTCATCTGTCTGTTTGATTAGTTCTTTAAATTGTTCTTCATCTACCATTGTGTATTCACCGTTTAGGCCTTTTTCAATGATTCCTAAACGCTCCGAAAACTTATCCATATCGTGTGCTGATTCGATTAGCTTTTCCAGAATATTTACAATACGATAGTAATTGATTTCTTCTTGGCCCGTCTTATCCTTGGAAAACATTTCATGGATTTTTTTGCTATTCCGCTCCAAATCCACTTTCAGGTTTAATAACTTGTTCTGAACGCTTGGAACGTGTATAGCGTAGCCCTTGAACTCGGAGTACATATCAAGGCTTATTTCCTTAATTGCAGACCAAAGCAGGTATAGGTTAGCTTTTCGGGTTCGGCTCATTTCCAGTAGTGTTTAATCCCGTTCAATTCGTCAATCTGAGACTGGTCGCATCCAGCTTCAGAATAGTATTGATTTCGCTTTCGGTCAAAGTGATTGCTTTGTCGTTCTCTTTGATCCAAGAATTTAGCTTTGGTCTTTTTCATTTGATAACAAGGCTTTGATTTCTGACCAATCTAGCACCTTCCACATTTTCCCCGTTTTGGATCGCTTTTTTGATGGCGACTTTATCCGGTGCGACCGTGGTTTTAGTAACCAAAAACTTTTCATCTAAAAGCTCTGCCATATCGATTTCTACTGATTCAGGATTAAGCCTCACTGACAAATTCAAAGTGGGGGATTGAACCTTTTCGATTCCGTAAATCTGCATGGCATTCAATACAGACTCCTTCATTCGGTTTATTGCATTTGATTTGGCGTCTTTTAAAGCCTTCAGACGTTTCATTTCGGCATCAATGGCATCTATGTCCATTTCCAGACTTTTAACCACGTAGCCGTAATTTATAGCCTTTTCCTGAAGCTCTGTTTGATTGATTACTAACTCGTTTTCTAGTTCCTCGGTAAGTTCACCGGATTCAAGGGCAAGGGATAACTCCCTCGCCTTTTCTGTGATTTGAAATAGATTCATGATAGTCCTTTGATTACAGCCTCAAGCGAAGCTCTGATTTCCTTTGATAGTTTATACTTGGCCTCGATTGTTGATAGCTTACCGCCGTTTCTAAGGTATTCCATAGCCTTATCGAGTTGCTCTCCTTTGTTAAGCCAAGGAAGCTCAGGATCTCTAACCGCCTTCATTGCAGTCTCTGCATCGTCATCGTCAATCTTAAGGCTAAGGATTGATGAAACTGCATAGCGTCTTGCATAGCTTATCGCACTCCCTAGAGCCTGTGGATCATTTGCCTTAGCTACTGGCATCTCATATTTTGCCATCAAATACTCACCGCTTTCGGAATGAATAAGCATTGTAGTCAATCCAACACCGTCAGGAAATTGAGTTATCACCAATCCAGCCTTTTCTAAAGGTTCCGCAATCTCGGTTAGGATATGCGGAAGGCTTGCGTAATTGGATTTGAAAAAAGGATTTTTAGCATCCTTACCTATTTTACCCACCTGAGAATGAAAGGTAGCTAAGGCCTTGCTTAGCTCCTTTATTGATTCAGATCCTTCCATCAGTTCGCCAGTTTTTCAAGTTCCAAACTAACTTTCAGGAATGCGTTTTTGAACTCAGTTTCGGAGATAGGTTCAAAACCATATGCGCTAAGAATAGCTGAATGATAGCTAATCTTTTCCTGTCTGATTTCAGGGAATAAACCTAGGCTAGGTTCATTGTAGTCTTTGACATACAAAAGGCTCTGATTGTCTAGGATCATGTAATATGAATCCTTTGTGGATTTGCACTTGAAATACTTTGGGAGTTCAATATCCCGTGTGACTGATTCTGTTACTGTGATTTTCATATCTGTTTGTTTTAAAGTTTATGTAAATGTAGATAATTAGGTTTTAAATTCCAAATTTGGAAGTGATTATTTTTTCGAATCGTACCAACTTTTTAGCACGTCAATCAACCAGGTGCCGCCAGACTTTCGGAATGATAGCATAAACGGCAATCCAACGCCCTTACTTAGGCATTCATTTACCCATCGCTGAGTTACCAACCCGTGTAACTCAGCGTATTCTTTGGATGTTATGGTTATGGTTTTCATTATAACAAAGCCTCCTCTAATTCTGATTCAGGGTGGAATTTAGCTAAGACTTGCTCTCGTTCAGCTTGATCGGTAACAATGTATTCCAAGCCGTTTTCGTGAATAGCAAGAATATCAGATGTGATTTGATGATCCTGATATTCCCAGTCTTCTCCCTCGGTTGGATCGAGTTCATTCGTGCCTGAATAGTAGTAAAATTCAGCATCGAAGTAATAGGTAACTTGGCCTATTTGGATTTCGATTTCTTTAGTAAGTGATTCCATGATTTTTTTTAGTTAAGTATATAATCAAGACACTCTTCCATGTCTCTAAAATTTTCTGTAAAGTCACCGTCTGAGTCTAAAAAAAATTGATTTGAAATTGATCGAAATGTTTTTTTGTTTCTTCCCCAGTTTGAATACTCTTCAGAATCAGATTCTGAAGGTTCAACAACAAAAGAAATAGTATTTTCTGAAACCCTCAAAGGATTTGCTTTGTGGTCCGAAACTCTTACTGTCCATAATTCATCATTCCAAGTGAAGGAAAAATATTGACTGCAAAAACCGTTAACTACCATGTTAACCATTCCTTCTACTTTTTCTGATAACTTGCTGATTGATTCCATAATTTCTGTTTGTTTATTAGTATGATTCAAAGGTAAATGATTCCTGTATTACTTCCAAATTTGGAAGTGAATATTTTTAAAATATTTTTTGGTATCTTTGGCGTATGGGCTACAGACCTGAAGAAATAGAAGAAAAGTTTAACAAAATCCTTTCTGAGATAAGAAAAGGAAGGTCTGTATCTTCAATTCTCAAGGAAAAGGGAATGCCTTGTCGAGATACTTTTGATGATTGGCTTAATCAAGATTCATTAAAAATCGACAAATACACGCGCGCGAAAGAAATAGGTATTGATGCTAAATTTGAATCTATTGAGCAGGATTACTCAGAGGAACCTCAAAGGGATCCTGAAACTGGTAAAATTGACCCTGCATGGGTAAACCTTCAGAGGCTTAAAATAGATGCTAAGAAATGGGAGTTATCAAAATTACTTCCAAAGAAATACGGAGACAGATTAGAATTGGACAATAGGCATTCAGGGGAAATTACAAATATCATTTCACTAGGTTCAGGAAAGAAGCCAGATGAATCTGATTCTTAAACAAGAGCATGCGGTTTACTTTCTCAAAGATTCAATTACCGAGGAGGTAATTTACGGAGGTGCCGCTGGGGGTGGAAAATCAGCTTTAGGATGCCTTTGGTTAATTGAGCAATGCCAAACTTATCCTGGTACTAGATGGCTAATGGGTAGGGCTAAACTCAAAACTTTAAAGGAAACCACCTTAAATACTTTCTTTCAACTTAGTTCTAAACTTGGTATTTCAGATCAGTATAAATACAACGATCAGAAAGGGGTTATCTATTGGAAGAACGGTTCAGAGATAATTCTCAAAGACTTGTTTTTGTACCCTTCCGATCCTGAATTTGATTCCCTTGGATCCTTAGAGATTACCGGAGCCTTTGTCGATGAAGTTTCTCAGATCGTTTACAAGGCTTGGCAAATAGTTAAATCTCGTATTCGATACCAGCTAAATGAATTTGGATTAATCCCAAAGATTCTTGGAAGTTGTAATCCTACCAAAAAATGGGTTTATAAGGAATTTTTTAAGCCTTGGAGAGATAAGGAACTTAGAAAAGATCGTGCCTTTGTTCAGGCGTTACCAACGGATAACCCACATTTACCCAAATCCTATTTGCAGTCTCTTTTGGGATTAGATGAGGTAAGTAAACAAAGGCTTTATTACGGTAACTGGGAATATGACGACGATCCAGCTAAATTGATCGAATACGATTCAATTATTGACCTTTGGAGTAACGAACACGTACAAGGCGGTAAAAAGTACATTAGCGCAGATATTGCTCGTTTCGGTTCTGATAAGGGAGTGATTTGCGTTTGGGATGGATTGAAGCTATTGGAGATTGTGACACTTGATGTCAGCTCAATACCTGAAACAGCATCAGAAATTAGGCGTTTGGCTAACTTGTACCAAATACCGATGTCTCAAGTGATAGCAGATGAGGACGGTGTAGGCGGTGGCGTTGTAGATATGCTCAAATGCAAAGGATTCATAAACGGTTCTAAAGCATTACCAGAGGAACGTAAAGAGGTTCAATACAGGAACTTAAAAAGTCAATGCTACTTCCATTTAGCTGAAAAGGTTAACAATGCTGAGATATTCATTAGCAAACCTTTTGCATCCATATCTGAAAAGATAATAGAGGAATTGGAGCAGGTTAAACGAGATAAAGTAGATCAAGACGGAAAACTGTCAGTATTACCAAAAGAGAAAGTCAAGGAAATATTAGGCCGTTCCCCTGACTTTGCAGATGCTTTAATGATGCGTATGTATTTTGAGATCGAATACAAGCCTCAATCCTTTGTTTTGGTTAATGGGAAAATAATTAGGTGAAAAAAAAGGGCTTTTAAGCCCATATTCTTAGATTAACTCATATTTTCCATTTTGCATCTTAGTTTTAATATCTAATATGTAAACCATATGCTGGTTGCAAAAAAACTTTCCTTCGTCTGTATGGTCAGGGGTGTAAATTTTGTAAACCGCCAATCCGTTAAATGGATTAATGTGTGAAAATTCAGGAGAAATGTGGCTGATTGATGATGCTTGGTTCAAAGTTAAAGTTTCCATGTCTTTGTTTGTTTCGTTATGTAAATATGCAACCTATTTAATTACTATGCAAGCGATAGGCAAAATAATTTGGAAATATTTTCATATTTTTAAGCCATGAAGCTATTTAAAGCCTTTTCTTCCAGCACAAAGAAAAAAGAGTTAGGGGTGCCAGTGGGACTTTCTTGGACTTTTGTAAACGGAATATTCGTCCCGTTTGACAATTTAGACTCGATCTTCGTCACCAAAGCCTTTAAATCAATTCCGATAGTTCAAAGCCTAGTTTCTAGAATAGCTGAAAAGGCTGCAGATGCCACGCCTCAGGTAATGCGGATCAAAGATAAGAGGGCAGCAGCTAAATACTTTTCTCAAGTCAAATATCTAAAGTCCAAGGCTCAGGCATTTGAATTAGCGCAGTTACGGGTCAAGGCATTCGAGCAAATAGATAATCACCCGTTCTTAGAATTGATGGATCGGCCTAACCCTATCATGTCAGGTAGGGAATTAAGGGAGGCTAGTTTCGCTTATTGCCTTATTACGGGGAACGCTATTGAATACGCTGCAAGTCCCGGTTCAGGCGAACGGGCGAAGCAACCTGTAGAATTATGGTCAGTACCTAGTCCATGCGTCAAGCCTGTGATGTCAGGTAATAGGAGAGATCCAATTGAAGGCTATGCGATTACCTATGCTTATAATAAGACTATTCCAAAGGCTAATATTACCCATTTCAAGTACTTCAATCCGGTAGGTGAAGATCAGGGATATGAGAATAGCTTCTGGGGATTCAGCCCTTTAGGTTCGGCTAGGAATCAGATTAGCCAAAAGAGATATGCTGACTTAGCCCAAGGCAATCTATTTGCCAATATGGGCCCTGCTGGTATCATTTCAGGCAATAACCCAAGCGGTTCAGTAGCGGGAACTGAATTGACTCCAGAGCAAGCGGTAGCCATCAATGATGACTTTGTTCAGAACCATACGGGAGCGCATAAAGCAGGATCGATCATTATTACTCCGGCCGATGTTAAATGGGTTCAGATAGGTCTTAGCCCTGTCGATCTTCAAATCTTGGAGTTTAATAAGGACTTGGAACGGCAGATAGCTAACATTTACGGCTATCCTAGTCAGTTGCTTCAACCCGATGGAACGCTTGCTAACTCAGATTCAGGTGATGTAAGGGTAATTACCAATTGCGTTATCCCTCTTTTGAGAAAGTCTGATGACATTCGGACTATGAAGCTTCGGGAATGGTATGGCGATGACTCGCTTGTATATATGTCAGATACCGATGTTTATCCTGAACTCGAAGCGGACAAAAAGGAATTGGTAGCTTGGATGCGACAGGCAGGGGTATTCAGCCAGACCGAGATTAGACAGGCTTTGGGTTATGGAGTAGAGGTCAATCCGGATGAGGTTCTTATTCCTTCAGGGTATATTAGGCTATCGGATTTAGGGTTGAGTGAGTTGGATATGGAGCCAACCGAGTAAAATAAATTCGGGCTTTTGTTTGTTTGTTAATTAGTATTTGTTTAGGTTTGTTGAGTCGGGTTAATGGCTGATTAAAGGCAGGTAAAGGTAGCCCTGTATCCTACCGTACTCAATCTATGGCTAATTAAGAGTAGCAGGTATTGAACCCTGTTTAACCCGACAAATTAAGGGAATGGCGGAAATGGAACGCTCCAGACGGCAAATCTGGCACATTTGGGTTCGAGTCCCAATCCCTTACTCGTTGGTTTGCTTATGGGTAACTGCAAACATCTGGCCTGTCTGTCGTGGAGTCTCCCCTGACAGGAAATAAATGGAGACCTTACCCCATATGACAGCTCGGAAAGACGGGCAACTTTTCAGAACTTAAACTAAAACAGATATGAACGTATTCACAGGATCACAGGCGGCTGAAATGTACGACAAAGGTACTTTCCCAAACAAATCAATAGGAGTATTTAAGCTTTTCACGGGCTGGGGCTATTGGATCAATTACAACGGTATATTCGATACGGATATTGCAAACAGTGAACAAGAAGCGTTCAGAAAGGCTAAATTGAATTTGTTATGAAAACATTAGAGCAACGTATCGAAAAGCTAAAGAAGCAAGCGGAAAAGGAGGGTATGAAATGCGAGGTTGTTTTGTCTAATCCTACCTTCTCAGCTATCAATACCAAGGATGAATGGGATTTTATCGAATTAACTGAAGATGGAGCTAACTTTAAGAAAGGTCAAATATTTAAAGTTTTAGATTCTCATTTTTCCCAATTCTTAGGATATGGGACTTCTTATAAAATTATACAAACAAAAGAACATGGGATTTGGGTAAATCACTTAATGATTAAACCCTCAACCGAACAGGCCTACGTCAATCAACTGAAAGCTAAGGCGTTTGAGTTGTTTGGGGAGATTAAGATTGGTGAAAAATTTAATAGCCCTAGCGTAGATGGAAACTATTTGTTAAGTAAATCTGGAAATGAGGAATGGGATTATATAAAAAAAGATGATCAGTTATTTTACTACGACCTAGAATTATACCGTCAAGGCAAATGGGCCAAACGAGTCAAGGAAAGGGTTAAGGTTGATCACGTTGGAGTTGATTATTCTACTTGGTCTGGAAATGTGTTTTTTGGCTTTTCATTTAAAGGGAGTGAAGAAATTGATAAATCAAAAGTAGGTAAATTCCTAGCCGAAAAACTAGAAGAATACCTAAATAAGGAGTAAAGTCGCCAATCACCCAATACTAGCCGTTGCAAATCGTAACGGCTTTTTTCATACCTTTACCTCATGGACATATCCCTAGCCATCCAATCCGGTTACTTCCAAGCTTTGAATCCTGAAATAGGAATACCGATTTACAATGCCTTTGCGATTCCTGAATCGGCGACCTATCCTTATGTGATTATTGCTTCAATTGATCCTATTGAGGAACTTGATTCTAAGTGCAAATCATTTGACGTAACTGTTACTTTGGATATTGTGACGGGGTTCCTAAGTCAAACGGGATCAACTCAGGCGTTTAACATATCGGAAGACATTGAGGCTATTATCAATCCAAGTAATAGAACTCAGATAGATATTACTTCAATGGGATGGCAGATTGGGCAGACTAGATCAAGTTCAACACCTATACAGCTAAGGACGGGCACCTATTACATTTACCGAGTTATCAAGACGTTTACGCATAAGGTGTGGCCTATAGGTTTGGATAGTTAATTTATTCGATTTATCTTTGATTCAATAAACCACTAGAGAATATGGCAACGTTTATCACAGGCGAAAATTTCGGAGTATCGGTTAAAGTTCTTGGACAATGGAAATTGGCAGTTTGTACCAATTCGATCTCAGTCGATAGGTCAAGGGCTTCGATTGAGATTCAAAATAACTGTACCGGAGGGGCCATTGAAAAGCTTGCAACTACTCAGAATAACTCCATTTCGTTTGAGGGAGACATTTCAACCGATCCTGGAGTTAACGAAATCGGAGTAACTGGATTGAACGAAATGTTTAACGATGCGACCGTTTCCGAGTGGAAAGTTGAGAATGAAGATTCAAGCATCATTTACTACGCTGAAAAGGCATTCCTGGAGACCTTTGCTAATACATTCCCTACAGGTGATAAGGCCACATTCTCAGTAACACTTGCCGTATCTGGACCACTACTAGACGCTGAACCATCCTAATTTCCATATCTGTTTGTTTTAAGTTCGAAAAGCTAGCCGAAAGGTTAGCTTTTTTCATTTTATTTGGTTAGGTTTGGATGGAACTTAAATGGATAGGAAAATGAAAGAATTAAACGTATTGATTGAGGTTTTGGAAAGAGATTTAGAGGTAATGTCTAGCCTACCAATGATATTGACTACTAATCCTCCAAGATGCTTGCAAGATGAAAAAAGGCAAGAAATTGAGACTTTGAAAAAAGCTTTAGAAATTGTTGAATCTTATCATTCTAATTTAGTAGAATCTTGTTTAATATGACCTCCCCAAACCTCATAACATTCACCATCAACGATCAGGAAATACCGATGATCTTTAACAACTCTAGCCTTAACGCTATGAGCACGGTATTATTCGGGAACCAATCAAAAGCCTTTGACCTATCGGCACTACTTGAAGAAATCAATAAGATCAATGCTGAAAACTTTATGTTCGCTTGCAAAACTATTATCTATTCGGGTGTTGTCGGTTACTCGCTTGAATCGGATAGCCCTAAACCGATGTACTCATTTGCAGAGGTTGGTAAGTTAGTAGGGAATATGACCGAGCCTGAATTGATCGAATATACAGGCAAGATTTGGGATAAGTTTCTCAATGATTTAGGTGTGAACCTTGAGAAGTTGCAGGAACTCGAAGGCGAACAAGCCGAAAAAAAAAAGTAACCTTTGACGATCTATTCCAGATTTGCGTTGGTGAAATCGGGTTATCGCCAATAGACTTTTGGCGAATGACCTATAAAGAGACGGTCTTAGCCATTCGAGGATATGAGAATAAACAGGAAAGGGAATGGCAAAGGATTAGAGTCGTAGCATATCAAGTCTATGCTTCTACTCCTACAAAGGATAGTAAGAAGTCGATTAACGCTTATTTACCACTTTCAAGCGACCGATTGAAGCGCAAGCCTAAAGAGGAAATGGATAAGGTACGCAAGTTCTTTATTGAGAAGATTATGAAGCAGAATGAAGCTAAACGCCCTAACTAGAAATTAGGGCTTTTTTTATATCTTTGGGTATGGCTAATGAACTCCAAATCAGATTAAGCGCAGATATTACAGCGTTAACTACTGCTTTAAATAAAGCCAAGGCGACTATTAAGTCTTTTGAAGAGTCTACAGATAAAGAGTCTGAGAAAGGTAATGTCGGGTTTAAACATAAGATCGGCCTAATCGAGCAACTTACCAATAAAGCAAAGAATCTCAGAACGGCACTTTCACAGGCTACTAATGAGACTCAAATAGCCAAATACAATGCTGAACTGGAAGAAACTAGCAGGGAACTAACTAGACTAAACGCTTTAGGACGTTCCGTTTCCACTAACCTTGGATCAACTGCTAATGGTTTCGGTCAAGTAGCAAGACAAGGGGCTAATGCAAACGGTGTAGCTCAAGAATTTAACCGAATCATTCAGGATGCTCCGTTCGGCCTAATTGGTATCGGAAACAACTTGCAACAATTGGCGGGCAACTTTTCCAATGTAAGCAAGGCGGCAGGCGGTACAGGTGCAGCTATCAAGGCTTCATTAGCTTCGATTATTTCCCCTGTTAACCTTGGTCTTTTGGCTGTTTCAGCTTTGACGGCAGGGTTTACAGCTTATCAGATGGGGGCTTTTGATGGGATATTAGCAACAAAGGATTTTGGAGAAGAACTAGAAAAGTTTAGAGAATCACTATCAGAGGTAGATTCTGCAAGGTTTGAATCTTTAAAAAATACAGATCAGGAAATAATCAAACTCAATTCTTTGAGGGATGTTATTGAAGATGAAACGGTTTCAAGGGATAAAAGACTTTTAGCTGTTAAGGAATTAAGAGACCAATTTCCTACTATTTCAAAGAACTTGTCAGATGAGGCTTTCCTAGCAGGGCAGGTTGCTGGGGCTTATGAAGAAGTAGTAAAACAATTAGTTGCAAAAGCACAACTTGAATCTACTGTAAAAAGGATAGTAGATTTGAACGATCAGGAAAGGCTGATTTTAGATCAAAATAAAAGCAGTCTTGAGGAAATTACAGCAACTAGAGAAAGGATCGCAACGCTACAAGATCAAGCTAATAAGCAGGCTGAAATTTTAGCTAATTCTCAAGATGCTAGTGAAAAGGATTTGGCATTAAGAAGAAAATTAACAGCTGAAAATACAATACGATTTTTAAGGAATGAAAATGAGGCAGTAAATCAGTTGCTAAGGATTGAAGAAGATCGAAACAATCTTCAAGAGGTAGCAAATAATGCTTTAAAGGAAACTTTAGTAAATACTGAGGAGGTAACTAAAGCTACTGAGCAAAATATTGAAGTTGCCGAAACTCAAGCTGAAAGGCTAGGATTAATTTCTAGTTTGACTAAGCAAATAAATGATTTGGTCAAAGAAAGGGATTTGGCTAAAACTCAGGAAGAGGTTAATCTAATTACTGGTAAAATTAATTTATTGAGGGAAGAGTTAAGCCTGATTAATGCAATCGCTAAACGGGCTAATACACCTGTCGATACTGGAATAGATACTTCTGGATTACCTGCAAGAGATGGAAATTTACCTGTGACTTCTCCAAATATTCCCGGTGTAATAATCCCAACAATTCCAACCGATGAATTTAAGTCAAGTGCTGAAGAGATAGTAAACATAAACAAGACAATAACCGATTCATTCGGTGCTTTAGGCACTGCAATAGCTGCTAACTTGGATATTCAAAATGATGCGGTTAAGGGATTTGTAAGTACAGTATTATCAAATGCCCCAAGAATCATTCAAGCGGTTTTGGCAACTGCTCAGGCTAATAAAGTGGCTGCTAATGCTAATATTGGAACGGCTAAAAAAGGTGCTTTAGCGAATGGTATTTTCATGGCCACTGAGACTGGGAAATCTTTGGGCCCTATTGGACTTGCTTTACTTCCTGTATTGATCGGAGGGGCTTTAGCTTTGATCTCGGGTGCGTTCAATGGCGGTGGTGGCGGAGGCGGTTCAATTCCATCCGCTTCAGCAGGCTCAGGCCGTCCCCCTCAAATATTCACAAATGCGAACACGGTCACACCTCCAAGCCCTTCCAATCCTACCCCTAGTGGCTCGATTGACTTCGATAAGGCTCAGGGTAGGTTAGATGCAAGGGTAAGCGGAGAGGACATTGTTTTTGTTTACGATCGATTTAAGGAACGTCAAAGGGGAGGGGGGTAAAAAAAGCCCTAATTAAAGGGCTTTTGGATATTCTTCTTTTTCAGGGTTAAAGTTTAAAACCTTAACATCTTTATTAGACCTAAAAGCGTTCCATGCCTTTAAAATATAGGCATTTCGGTATGATTGAGTCATTTTCTTGTTTGAAATACGATCATCAACCAACTTTTTAGATAATGCGATAATACCTGAATGTTTAGGAAAAATAGTATTAACGCAAAGTTGATCAAAAAACGATTCAGCATCTTTTGGACTCAAATCATAAAAAACTGAGTAAAAAGATCCTATTGTTGAATAGGAAATAATCTTGCTAAAATGGTTGTACCAACTATCAGATTTTTTGCAAGCCTCTTGCCAAAATTCAGGTCTTTGATTATGTAGATTCAAAATATCCTGATTAGTCATTCTTGCAGAACTAGCCTTAGATAAATGAAACTGAGATTGCCCCATTTTCAAAGTATTGTATCCGGTAATTATTGAAGATACTCTGCTATAATGCTTTATACCTTGGACTTGCAAAGTGTCAGATCCACCCCTCATTTTTCCAGTATCTAAAACGTCAAATACTGAATCATCTACATCTTTTGCTATGTGGAAAAAAACAGGGATATTTGCCTCAATTACAGCATGAAGCCTATGTTGACCATCTAGCAATACATTTTCCTTGGAAATCTTAATAAGTTCTCCAGTGTCTTGTTTCCACTTCCCATTTTTAATATCTCTGGAATAAACCAAAACCACCTCACGTCTTAATCTTCGATTTGTAAGGTTTGATTCAAGTAATTCCTTAGCTATGCTAGGAGTAATTAATTTTCTTTCGATAATCATAATCTATCTGTTTTAAAGTTCGATTCAAACCTAACCAATTCCATTTTAGTATCCAAACATTATTTTACTTATTTTTGGTAAATGGCATTACAACCTTTCAATTTCTTCTTTTTCCAGTGTGAGGGAACGATAACCGTTAACGGTGCGCCCCCTTTGTCTCAGTACGAGGAAGGTACTAACCTGACTATTCAGGCCACCTTCACCGATGGTAACACGGATGTAGAATGGATTATCAATAACCAATCAGAGGGAACTAGCAATCCGCTATCACTTTTCCCGATGCCAGTCGGAGGGATCTACCTTCGAATATTGGGGTCTGGCGCGCCAGTTGTCACCAATGAATTCAGATTTTTTTGGAGGTTCGGGAACGGGATCGGGTCGTTCACAGTCAACGGAGGAGTTGCACAGCCATATTACGAGGCAGGAACTGTTTTAGAGATCGAGACGGTATTAGTGCCTGGATTTACATTTACTGATTTCAATATCAATAACGGATTTCTAATCGGAGGAACCAATCCCTATACCTTTACCATGCCTTCCGCTGATGTGGATATTACGGTTAATTCTACAGGAATTCCAGTTTATACCGATAATCACGGGCTATACTATTATTCCGAGTTCTGCGATATAACAGGTCAGGCTATCGAGTTGCAAATCCTACGGGAAGGCTATGAAGGTGAAGCGGTAAAAAAGCCTTGTTCAAATGTACGCTATTCCTTTGGCTCCTTTGGTTCCGAGGTCTTAGACGTTCGTGTGCCTAGTTCAATCTCGTTTAGCTTAGTTGGAACCCGTGACGAATACTTTGAGCTTTTGGACGGTGGGTATCGGTTCTGGAAGGTTCGATTACTAATCGAGTCAAATCTATTCTGGGAGGGCTACCTTTCAAATCAATTTCTAACCGTTAATGAGTTAGACTACGAAGAAAACCAACGATTTACAGCCGTTGACGGGATGAAGTCTTTAGATGCCATTCGGGCTATTGATTCATACTTTACCCGATTAGCTTCAGGATTTGAAATGATGGAGGCAATAGTTAGATGTGTGAATCAAACCTTTGACAATGCAAGACCGATTTCCGTGGCCTGTTCGATCTACGAAACGAGATTAGACCGAAATACAGGCTTATTTGAGCAATTATTAGTTCCTGACAATGCAGTATATCAAGACGGTAAACTCCCTACTTTCTTTGACGGTGGATTTGTTGAACTGAATACTTCCCTTTATATCGGGGAAATATTAGACAGGATGCTAAAGCCTTTCCTTTGCCGTTTATTTCTGTGGAAAAATGAGTTCTACATACTTTCAACACCTGAGCTAAATAAACCAAGCTATACTCGTTTCAATTACGACACCTTCGGAGACTTTATTGATTCGGAGGAAATAACCTCAGGCTTGGATATGTCCTGCAAGTTTACGCAAGGGCAAAGGACTGGTAAGCCTGTTTATACGGAGTTTACCAATGTACTGAAACTGGGGGTTCTCGATGTGGCTGCTTCAGGAGGGCTTATCGAATACAGTTTCGGAAACGAAGATTGGATTCTGTTAGGTATTACTTCGCCTTATGTCGGTAGGTATCAATTAAAGAACTTTAAGTATGTCAATGCACGTCCAAGCAATCAACCTGACAGTTATCCAACGGGTTCAAGTTTAGCATTAGTTCAATTTGTTTCGGAAGGATATTGCCAGATTTGGGGAACTACTTCAAGTGCTGGAATAGCCGATACAAATACCTCATATATTGAGATTGACAGTTACCGAAACAAGAACCCAATCCAAGTTGCTCAAGGGATAGCGAATACTTTAGGTTTTAAGATTGAATTTCTAACACTTCCTAGAGGTTCAGGAGATCCATTGCCCGTTAATCAGTTTTGCGGTGTCATGATTCGAGTTGGTTCGTCTTACATTCAATGGGATGGAAATCAGACTTTCAGTTGGACTACCACAGAAACGGTTATGGAGTTTCCAATGCTCAATCTTAGAGAATGGAATACCATTGACATTAAACCGATTGTCATTCCCGAAGATGGGATAGTCACTATCCGACTTTATGAAACTATAAATAACGGCGGAACGGCTGATAGATATACAGTATCTTATCGCAATATGTCCGTTAAGATCGAACAAAACGAGGTATTCACTAAGCAGGATATTCGGGATAAGTTTATAACTACTGACCGATACAGCAACGTATATCCGGATATTGAGACCTACATTGGAGATGTTGGTACTGATAACTCAAGCTCTGCAATAAAGCTAAATATACCTCAATTTAACTACCCACATTCTAGTATTTGGTCTATTGACGGTACAGTAGAACTAAGACTAAGTGAGGTAATGTTACAGGAAGTTGCTAACTTGTACGGTCGAAGAAATCCAAGACTGATTGCAACGGTATTAAGAGACGGGGTTAATCCTTTGCAGGTAGAACCGTTCCAAAATGTCATTTATGACGGTGCGTATTGGATGGTACTGGCAATCGACTTGGATTTTCAGCTAAACACTTGGAGAATAGAACTGCATCAGCTTGGGTTGATTGAATCGTAATTATGGCAAACGTACAAGGCACTTTCTATACAGCTACGACACAAAGGAGGGGCGTTACCCCTGTCAGTCCGCCTAATGCGGTCGATGATCCTATTGACCCCGTTTTACCCCCAATTGGTAGCCATCCTGCCGTAACCATCGGATCACCAGAAAACGGCCTATACATCAATCCTGCCACTCAGGTGCTATCAATCGGCCTAGCAAGCGGAAGTCAAAACGGGGTATTAACGTCTGAGGATTGGCAAAAAATCCAAGACCTAGAACCTCCAGCCCCTCAAGAGGGGTTAGTTACCCGAGGCACGATCACTTTTGATTCCGCTACACAGGTCGATATCGCAGGATACGAGTGGAACTACGAAGGAGTGCTGCAAGAAGGCGGCACAGAGAATGACAAGACTATACCCGGCACCCCATCGCTTTACAATCGCATTGATGCCCTAGTCGGTGACAATGCAGGGGGCTATCACTGGATCGAGGGTACCGAAGATGAAAACCAAGTCCTCGAACCTGCTATCCCCACCGATCGAAGGCTTCTGGAATACATCCTACGAACACCCGCAGGAGACAATACCCTTGAGCCAGTAGAGCCAGACCTGACTATCTATGTCGATAAAATATCTACAGGCACCCAAACCATCCAATCCGACCTTGCCTCAGTCAAGTGGGCGCAAGGCCAAAATGACTACCTACGCTCCGACCCTAACGGCAAGATTCAAGTCGTAAGAGGCGACAAAGTAGGCGTACGAACTACCGTGCA